ATCTCTGTCAATAGCCTCCATTTGATTATTTGTTTTGCTTTGATAATATTGATTTCTCTGCTCAACAAGTTCATCAGGTATCCGTGCTAACAAAAGACCACCCTGACCGATTACTCCAGCATTTTTGCCTTCATCAATTACAGGTGCATCAAAGTCGGGATATTCTTCAGCACGAACTAATTCATATCCTTCTCTAAGCCGTTTATGAATATTTGATCTATCATCATATTCCATAACTCGTTCTCTTATCCATCTGTGTTTATAGCCCACAGGAGCTTCTGGAGCATCAAGCGTTGATGGTGGCTTCCATTGTTGTACTCTCGCAGTTTTTTCACGAGTTTGCGACTCTCGATTAGTACGATCAGCCATTACGCTACTCCTTTTGTTTTTTCTATTTTAGCAACTTCCTGTGCATATTTTTCTAACGGTATCCTCATTTTTTTAGCAAAGGCTACCTGTCCAGGTGTTAGCTCAATAGTTTTTTTACCACCCTTTTTTAGAGACCGTCCACTGGACGCAGGAGCTACAGATTGGGTGTTTTTCTGTCCTCCCTTAAACTTATGTGGAAATTCAATAGCCATACGTTTACTAACTTCTGCATAATAATCATCAGTTGATGGATCAAATCCTTCTTGACCAACTAATTGTTCGTGTATAGCTCTTGCTCCACTTGTCATAATCATATCAGTTCCAAACCAAGAATTGTTATCTAACCATTTTTGTAATTTAGGATCTAATTCTTGCTTTTGAGGGGTCTGCCTGACTTGCGAGGTGTTCTGTTCAACATCGCTCTTTTGCGCATTATTTCCAGTTGCTCCCGCTTGCTCAGAACGAGCTTTTTGGATTCTGAGTCTTTCATTTTCAATAGCGAGTTTAGCCATGAGGTCACTCGCTTCAGACATTTTTTCAGCATCTCCAGCATCAAAAGCCTCCTTATAAAGTTTTTTAGCTTGAGCAGTTTGTGACTCAATTCTGTTACCAAATTCTGAAGTATAACCTTGATTTAACTGATTAAGCTGTTGTTTTAACTTTTCATTTTCATTTTTTTGTTGTTGAGCAAAATTAAAAGCTGCTTCTGCTTCTTCTAATGCTTGCTTACGTTTTGCTGTTAATTGATTAATTCTTTTTTGAACATTGTCGCTATACGCTTCTATTTCTTCAGAATCTTCAGATTTTTCACGAACAATTGTTCGGTCTTCTTCAACTTTTTTTTCTGTTGAATTTTCACTTTTTTCTTCAACAACAGGTGTTTCGTCTTCTACTTCATAGACAAACTTTTCTTCCTGCTCTTCTTGTTTTTCTGTTTCGTTATTCATTATGTTCTCCATTATATATAAGAAATATCTTTAGGGTCAAGTATAGATGCTATAATATTATCGTCATTTATGATTCTTAGCTCTAAACCGTCTACTTTAAACTTATTTCCAGCATATCTACCCATAAGTACCCAATCTTTCTCAGAACACCACGCTCCACTTGGGAATTTATCTTTATCTTTGTAAGCGTCAGGTCCTACTTTTACAACGTATGCTACGACACTTGCAAAACTCTCACGATCTCTAGTCTTATCAGGTATTATGATACCATTAACCTTTTCTGGAACATAATATGGAATAACAAGCATTCTATATCCAGTAGGCTGTGGTAATCTGTCTAAAGCTGATTTTCCTAATTTAGATGGATCTTTTGAATTTGGATTAGCATCTTCATTATCATCAAATGCTTTACTTATGGAAGGAGGGGTCGGATTGATTTTTTTTTGTGCCACAAACCGTTCTGGCACGATCAGTTTCTTAGTCATCTAAGTCTGTACCTTTCATCGAGGATTTTAATTCTTCTTCAACCCAAGTCATTCCTCGTATTTGACCTGTTATGAACCGATAGTCTTCCATTGAGTCTATCGAACCATCAGCCAAAGATTGAGATAATTCTTCTTTTCTTTGACGTATGTTCTTATATAAATACTCTGCTAATTTGATTCCGTCCACACTTATTTTCCTCTACTTTGTAATGCTCTTAAACATTTTACATGTTTGTAATAAAAATAATTACCAATTTTACTAAAACATTTTGCTAAAGTTAACCAATGCCACATCATTTTGTTAACCCTTTTTGCTTCTCATATGTCCTCAAACCACCCAATCCCAGCATTCCCATCAACACAGTCATCAATGATCCCATGTCAAATGTAGGTAATTCAGGTATAACAATACCAATGTATGCACACAAAAATATAGTTATAGGCGCTAATACAAAATGCCAGCACAACGCAACACCACAAGTCCAACCAATAAATGGTCTCCAACCTGCTACAAATATTGACTTATGTTGTGCTTCTGCTTTATTTATTTCAAGCTGACCTTTAGCTAGTTCTTGTGCATGGTTCTCAGCCATTGTTGCCACCTCATGTGCCAACTTATTTTTCATATCTTTGTCTTCTATAAATTTACCGAGTAAGTTACTTACTGGACCTATTAACGCTGTTAACATTATTGTCTCCTTTATGTTCGTGACCCATCCATATACCAAACACACCTGTCATAACACCCATGACAACTGATACAAATGCTGATTGACTAGCTGTTGGTGCATCTAAATCCATAAACCATTCAGCACATCTCCATGACATAACTGTACTAGCAAGCATCATACATCTTGGTAGTATTTTCCATTTTAAAAAAGTTTCTACACTCATTGTTTTAAAACCTCATTTAATCCAAAACCTTCTAATAAAACTAAAGTAAAAAATAACAATAAAATTCCACCTGCTATTAGTTTGCCAGAAAAGTTTGTTGAGCCTATCTTTATTGCAACAAACTCGTTACCCAATATTCTTAAAGATAACTCAAAACTATTTTGACCTATATCTAAGTTAACTATTTTTTTATCTTTTTCCATTAGTACACCCTTACTTTCTCAGTATCAACAAATGGTATGAGCTTACACATACACTCATACACTTGTGGCTTGTCATCTTTCATATAAGATTGATTGTTTAATTTGTCTCTGTATTGTAAACACACATTGACATTCTCAAAATATATACCACCAGTAGCTATACCATTTAATGTGCAAGCAAGCATAAAAGCTGTCATTTAGCTATACTCCTAAGACTTTCCATTACCTTGTCTATAGATGGCTCTTTGCCATTAGGATTAAAAACACATTTATATTGTTTTGGACAACCAACTCTAATATCTGCAAATTCCAGTTCAAAAGTTTTGTTTGCACCTTGATAAATACAAGCCATTTTATCTTTAAATACTTGTTGTTTTTTTAACCTACAAGTAGTCATTTTAGGTGATGTTATTGTTCCATTGTTTAGCTTTTGATTCCTTGTGTAATCTTTTGGAGAATTATACATTTTGCCGTCTGCTTTTGCTCTTTTTATCCATATACTTGTCATTAATACAGCAAAAGCACCAACCAAACCTGCAACAACTAACCAACCAATTGCTTCACCTATTTGTCTTCGTAATTGTTGTTGTTTGTAAATAGTTTGTTGACGTTCTTTTCTAATTCTACCTTCCATAGCCAAAAGCTCTTCATAAGCTCCTGGTCCATGGGTAAGGTTTAAAAACATCTTGAGTTCGTACCTTTGTTCCTCAAGTTTCTTCTTGGCTGCATAAGCAGAGAGAGCTGCTTCTTCAATTGATCCAGCTTTAAACAACTTACCGAAAAGGGGAGGATTCTTCGCTTGTTTTTCTGCATTATCAACATCTGATACAGCTCCCATCCAGCGTCCAATGTCACCAGACATTTGCTCAATATCACGACCTACTGCAAAACCTTTTTTAATCGCATCAAAGGCTTTACTAGCTACTCCTACAGCTAATGATATTGTTACTGGATCTATAATAGTTCTCCATTAAAAAACGCCCTCAAACCTTTGTGGTCTAGCTATCTTTGAGAACTTTGTTATTATTTTTGGATTGTTTTTTGGCTTTTGTCTTTTTCTTTGATTTATTTTCTTCTGTACTTTGTTTCTTTTTTGGTTCGACATCCGCTATAACCTCTAATACTTCCAAAGGATTTTGTTTTATTATTGTTTTTATAACAACTTCTGGTGAAGTTACTATACCTTGTTCAGCAAGTCTTGTACGTCTCTTTTTTTCTTTTTCTTGTGCAATCATTCCTGCACGAACTGAACTAACCACTTCTTCCTCCTTTCATAGCATTCATAGCTGCTATATCTCGTTGAGTTTGTATTCTATCTTGAGCAATTTCTTCTTGTTGCTGAAGACGTTTATTGTCAATCATAGTATCATTTGACTCTTTTTGCATATCCATCTCTGCTTTTTTCTGAAATTGTTCGGCTTTTTGTTGTATCTCAGAACCACGAAGAGCTAGCTCTTGTTTTCTTAAAGTTACAAGAGGATCTTCTTGTGGCGGAGGTGTAAGTGCTTGTGCATACTGCTCTTGCACTTCGGCTGCAATTTCAGCTGCTTTTGATGCTATTTGATCTGTTATTTGTTTTTGCATATTTGGATCTTGTTGCATCATCATTTGTTGCTCTTGTGGTATACTAGCCATAACTTCTTGTTGTGCATTTATCTCAGACATCATTGCTATATGCTCGGATATATGACCTTGCAACGTCATAAGTATTGAAGCATTTGATTGTGCCACAGGAGTAGAAAGCATTGCCAAATGAGCAGATATATGTGCTTGATGATTTTGTTCTGGAAATGCAGTTAACACACCTAATCTTAATGCTTCTTGATTTTCTTTTGCTGGGTTCATGGGCATTGGTTGTGGAGGAGGTTGTAACACTTGATCTATGTTTGTAACACCTAACGCTTCGTACATCTTACGATACGCTTGGTACATACCATTCTGCCCATGAATTTCTGGATTACTTTGTGCTAATTGCAATTGTGTTTGTGCTAAAGCAATACGTTGTGACATAGAAAATATATTAGGATCTGAAACAGGTAATATATCTATTCGATCATCAAAATCAGCCTGTTTTATTTCTGGAGGCGCACCTGGTACTTGATACGGATACATTGGAACGCCCATAGAAAACACACGGGCTAATAATTTAAATTCTATCTTTTGTGAGTAATGAAGACGTTTATGAATGGCTGACATAACCTTCGTGCCACGCTCCATGATAGCCATAGTTGTGCCAACAGGAGCGTTGCCCTGCATCTCACCAACTTTCATGTCTGCCATAGATGCAAAACGTCTACCAGAATCTATTAATGTTCCCATAAGAGAATACAATGTTTGTGAAGGCTCTTTAAATGGCAACGGCATAATAGCTTGTCTTAGATCACCACCGACCATATCCACATCTCTAAACTCACCAGGATTAAGAGGTGTCTCGTCATCCCTTATTCTAGCTCCTCTAGCCTTAAAACCTGCTGGCAGGTTAGATAGTGTACCAGCATCTATTAACTGCCTCAGAATGGACGTAGAAGCCCTAGAAAGACCACCTATTGTATGAGTAAGACCAAAGCCATAAAAGCCAAGACCAGGTAGGAACTTATAATGCACAAAATAAGGCACTTTCCTACGGAGCGGATCGTTTTCATTGAAATTCCGCTTGATTGATAAGACATCCCCAGTGTCCTCCATGATTGTGACGATATAAGGCATCTTTAATCCTGTTGGTTCACCATCAGCTCCAATATCTTCAAAACCTTCAATATCTAAATCTGTGTGAACTTCATAAATCATCATCTCTTCGTTCTGTGAAGAACTACTTGTAATACCCTCTATCTCATTAATTGTATCCTTCACATCATTCATGCCATCTGAATCAGCACCAGAACTAGGAAGGTCTATATCTTTATAAAATCCTGATAATTGTAATTTTTTTATTTCATTTTTATCCATACGAATGCAGTGAGTAACTCTTGTCGCAGTTGCTAAATCCGTGGCACTGTAAGGAACGATTAAGTCCTCAGAATGCACAAATTTACTTACTGCTCTTTGCATTGTTGGGTCAAAATAAACTTTTTTAAATGCTGAACCTACTATTGGAAGATAAAACAACATTTGATCTAATTCAGGATCATATTCTTCCATTTCGTAAGTTATTTGATAATTCATATAATTTTTAACACGCTCTGCTTGAGCTGATGTCTCTGGAGTTTCTGCTCCAATGATTGAAGTCTTGACAGGCCCTCCAGCGGGTAGCATTTCACGATATGCTTGTGCTTGAAACTGTGTAACTGACTCAGCAAGTAGTGGATGCACTATACCAGATGCACCCTCGAAAGGTTCTGATCTGTCTTCATAACTCATGCCAAGAAGTTCTAATCCACCTTTATATTGTTCTTCCCAATCGCTTCTTGAATTGGTGTCTTCTTCTATATTGCCTATGATCTCATTAGATATTTCTGATAATACATCTTCATCAATATGTTCTGCTAAGTTTGCGTCAAAAGGAATAACAATAGGAGCTTCTGCTTCCATCTCCATCTCACCAACAATGGCTGACCCATCATCTAATTCTGTAACACCTTCTACTAAAGACTCTGAAGGCAGTTTTACTAAATTAGCTTCTAATTCTGGAGCTACAGCATCTGCTATACCATTTACATTTTCAATCGCCATTTCAAATCCTATCTAATAGAGAATCCGCCACCTTTAATTGCAGCACCCATACCACGACATCCCATTTTGCCACCTTTTGCGACACCACCATACTTCATCTTTTGAACTTTACCACCATATTCCATCATTTTAAAATCTTGACCAGATATTTCACCATCTTTATTTTTATCTAATTTCTTTTGATTACCTATAAGTTTTTTATTTTTTTCATTTGTTTTAGCAACATTTTTACTAAAATCTTCATTCAAAATTTTTGTTTTATCTGCCTTTAAACTTTTAGGTCTTGGTTTAGGTTTTGGAACATCTCCACCTAATTTCATTTTTTTTGCTTGAACTTTTTTTATTGCTTCCATTAGACCGCCCTTTCTCATTTTTCTTATTGCTCCACCGTATTTTTTGCCAAACATCTTGGCAAAATCAGATTCAAATTTATCAGCTATTTTTTTAGTTTGTGACGGAGACAATGATTCACCTTTGCCAAAAACATTTCCTTGTTCTTCTATTGCTCTAATAGCTGCTTCTAATTCAGCTTGACTTAACTTTTCGCCACCGCTTTGCATTTTTTGTACTACTTTGCCACCAAATCTAGCTTTCATAATATCATTCCTTTGTATTTCAAATGCTCCAGGTTTCTGAATGGAGTTACTTTTAGTGCTTAGTTTAACAGGTTTAGTTCTTATCTTACGAGGCTTTTTAGATCTCTTCATCAATTGAGCTAAATCTTTTTCAGATTGAGAATCCAAACTCATGGCGGTGTTTATTCCAGCAGATACATTCTTTGTTTTACCAGCCATTATCTAATCCCTTTAAACATTCCACCTCTGCCTTTAGCAACACCGCCCATGTTCATCTTCTTGACTTTACCACCGTCCATCATACCAACAGGCATAGACTTTGTTGTGTCCATAACTTCGCCACCCATAGCTTTAGTTTGAACTTTACCCAACATCTCATTCATTCTTTTAACATCAGCATCTGATACAGTTTTACCACTTTCTTTACTAGATAATAATCTTTTCATTTTTGCAATATCTGCGTCTGAAACTTTATTTCCACTTTCATTTGCCATTAGTAATACTCCATTTTTCTTCTATATCCTGGTTCAAATTCTTCATCGTCAGGTGTGGATATAAAACCACCTTGTCTGAATCTTAGTATAGCCTGTGTCATTGAGTCTGCCAAGTCATCATGGTCGCCATGTGGAAAACTAGCACACTCTTCAACAACCTCCTCTGCAAAATTAGCATCTGGTCTCCACACCATACCACTTTCAAACACAGGTGCGCAAGCATTCATCCTTGCAAACTTATCAGCACCCTTGCTCGGTGTAAAGGGTGTAACAGGAACACCCATACGTCTTAGCTCCTGTGTTAATGGTGTACCACTCGCTTTTTGCTCTATCAATATCATGTCTGGATCATAAGCCTCGCTTAGTTCATAAGCCTTTTGCTTCAGTTCTGGAAAATCCCATCTGCCCTTCTCAGCATCAAGTAAAATAATTGCATCACCTTCACCCTCTACTGGAGTAAATATCCCCCAAGTAGTAATAGCACTAAAGTCAGCACGATCATTTTTACTGAAAGCGGTATCGTATGATTGTATGATATATGAACACGGAGGTGGTTCAGCATGATCCCAAACATTCCACCACTCCCTTTTGATAATCGCCCCTTCTTCTGCCGTTGGATTCTGCATATACTGTGCATTCCATTTGGCTACTGGAATTGACGCTTTTACCCCATCTAACTCCTCTCGACTCCAATATTCGGGCCATAGCACATTGTTTGTATCTGGAAATATTGCAGGAAACTCCACGACTTCCCATCTGTCTGCTCCTCCTTCAGCTTGCTTAGATATAACTCTAGCTGTTAAGTCTTTAATACCCCATCTAGTCATAACGATTATGATAGAGCCACCTGGTTGTAATCTTTGTCTAGGACCTGACGTATACCATTCGTAGATACTGTCCAAAGCTGTCGGGCTTAAAGCATCTTGCTCTGATACTGGATCATCAATAATACACAAATCAGCACCACGACCAGCTAACGCACCTCCAACTCCAACAGCGTAATATTCTCCACCACCATTCGTTGACCATCTACCAGATGCCTTCGCATCACTAGCTAATTTTATCTCTGGAAATATATCTCTGAAGTCATCGCTATCAATTAAATTTTTTACTTTACGACCAAAACCAACAGCAAGTTCTGCCGTGTGTGTTGCTTGTATTATCTTTAAATCAGGTCGTCTGCCCATAAGCCATGCAGGAAACAAGTAACTTGCAAACTCAGATTTTGTATGTCTAGGTGGCATATTAACAATTAGACGTTTAATTTTACCGTCAGCTACCTTCTGCAACTTGTCTGCGTATATTTTATGATGTTTGCCCTCAATGAAAGTGGGCCAAATCTTTTTTACAAACTTTAAATAATTTTCTTGACTTGTTTTCTGTTCTTCTAAAACTTTAAGGCGATCAAGAAGAGGAGCCATCTTAGAAATCTCATCGTCACTAAGATATTCTGCAAAATCTGAGGCTTGTAAAACCTGATCCATTATGCTGTCGCTAAGAGATTATCCAATGCTTGCATAACCTTACCACCTTCTGCATATCCAGCAACCCCACCTTTTTTCATAGATTTAGGGGCAGCAACACCTGTTAACATCTCAATTAATTTATTTATATCGCCTGTGTTAAAACTAGATGGAACGAAATCACTTACATTACTGGTAAAAGGTGAATCAACAACTGTAGGAACTGGCTCTGGTACAGGTGTAGGCACACCACCGCCTATTACGTTTGGTGGCTTATCCTCTTCTTCTTTTTCTTCTTCTGGTTTTGGCTTTAAGATAAATGGATTTTCATTGTTGTCATCTCCTCTATCTATAGGAGCATTCGGATCCATGCCAGAAACCAACCTACCACTTGCATCTCTTATACCAATAACACGACCACTATTATTTCTAACTAATTGTTTTTCTGGTATTGATTTTGAAGTTTGATTAAAGTCACCAAAATCATAATTAGGTTGAACATTAGACATGTAATCTTTCATAGTCTGTGTTCTTAAATCTGGTGCGTTAAATCCAAAAAATGTTTCACCTAATCCCATAGGTCTGCCTAATGCTATTTCGTTAGCCATGTTTTCTCTGGTTTTTCTCTCTATTGCGTCTAATACGCTTCCTGTTGTGCCAGTAAAACCTTTGTCTTCAAAGAATGTAGGATCTGAACCCCTTCCAGCTTTTGTTTGACCAACATCTTCTCCATACAATCTCTCAATGTCTGCCATACGATTAGCATTAAAGTCTCTGCCTACTTTTTCCTCAAAATCCTCTGGTGCAGTTGACCTTGTTACGTTTTGACCTCTGCCCATTGCTGAAGAGGTTAAATTTTGTAAATTAGGCGCAGTGCCAACGCCCATAGCCTGTTCGGCAGCTAATCTATCTGCTTCATTCCTATCTGCAAGATTAAGTGCAATATCAAAATCATCGCCAACTCTGCTTTCTTCACGAGCTGTTGTATCAATATCAAACACCGTATCAACAGGCCCTATTCTACCCGCCATAGTTTCTAATGCAGTGTCTGGTGTTGTAGATATATTTCTGTCCAATCCTATTTGATTCTGCAATCTATCAGATAAAGTCTGGTTGTTTACATTCGCTAATTGATTCTGAATCTCATTGACTCTTTGTGTGTTTGCAATCGCTCTATCTATAGCAGCTAATTCTGCATCTGTAGAACCAGTTACGTTAGGGTCAGTTTTTGTTCTATTTTGTCCAAATGCTGTGTTTAAATCAAGACCGTCTAAAACATTACCACCAAATGTAGAATTCAATGAGCCAGGTCTAAAAGATGCTTGAACAATATCTGCTGGATTTACGTTTTTAGCAGAAGATGTCAATATGTCTTTATTGTCAAACACATTTGCTAACTGTGTGCCAGTATCAGCAGGTCTTTCATCTTGAAGAACATCCAAGTTAGCCATAATCGCACTATCAAATTCTTTTTGACCAGCTTCTGTTAATCCACCCGATTTGTTAAAAAAACCTAAAGCATCGCTTTCTGAACCGCCAAAAACCTCATTTTCAGCTCTTGCAATCGCCTCTTTTAAAATCTCTGGTCTTGGAGTGGGAAGAGTTACATCTTGATCGTTGTCATCTCCACCAGTGTAAACACCAGAATCATCTGTGCTGTAATCAGAAACATCGTTGTCTTCGCTAAATCCATCCTCACTTGTCGCATCTACACTGCCATAATCACTAAAGCCACCAAAGTCGCTGTCATCAACCTCGCCACCATTGAAGTAAGTTCTTGGTAACCCACCCATTAACTGCGTGCTACCTGGCATAAACCCTTCATTGAATATCCGCTGGTCTATCATATTAAACATGTCAGGTCCGCCTCGCAAACCCATTGGTTCTCTCAATATGCCGTCTTTGTCTCTTAACGGAGAAACAGGTCTTGCCATAGTGTCTTGTATTTTTGGAGGATTGAATGGACGAAATCCATTAATTCCAGAATCAAAAATAGATAAAAGCGGCTCTCCCGTCTCTACAGGTCTTGATAAATCCATAGGTCTTGATAAACCTCCAGGTCTTGCCATAATTTTAGGTTGGGGTACACGCTGAAATAAAGAAGGTTGTGGTAAAGGCTCCGCAATCTCCATTGAAGGTTGAGATGCGTCAAAACTTTTCAAAGGACCAAAAACACTTTGACCACCACTGTCACTACCTAAATTAAAACGCTGACTTGCCATCTGCTGAACCTCTTGAATAAATGGCTCAACCTGAGTGCTATCTATCTGCTGAGATAAATAATCACCATAACTATCCAAAGGATTACCCGCTACACCACCTAATTGCATGTTCACTGGCTCGTTGAATATGTCAATATTGCCCATATCATTAGGAGTCGGCATCATAGGGGATGACCCCATTGGAGGAATCGGGGTCATAGACGTTGTATTTGGCATAGATTTCAAAAAATTTTTAAAATTACCCCTACTTTGAGCTGTTGTCTCAAAACTTACCTGTGGCGGCTGTGGGGGAACAGGTGGTGTACCCATATTTCCGCCTAGAGGTCCATTCGCCATGAAAATCTCCACAAAAAAACTAGTTCATGTGGAGATACTATACGATTAATTTATTTTTGACAACAGAAAGCCCATTTCTTTATGACTTTGAGATAAAATTTTAGAAACTATATCAGAATTTTCATAAATATCGTCTTTCATCTTCCTCATAAGAGCCTCAATCCTGTCAACATCCCATTTTGTTAATGGTTCTTCATGTTTTTTTATGTCATCGTGCAGTTTGTCCATTTTATCCATGTTCTTACACAAATATTTCGCTGATAAAACTACAGATATGGGAACTGGCTTCGTTCCATGCTCATAATGATTCCACATCCTATGGCTCAAACCTAATTTCTTCGCCATGTTTACCTGACTTATTCCTAATTGATTGCGATAATTTAACATTTCGTTGTTTTTTACCTTCGCATAACTGTTTTCATTACGTTTCATTGGCTAGTCTCCTTCAATATTTCATATTTTAATAAATCTTCCGTAAATTCAGCAACGGTTCCAAACCTTATAGGCTTGTAAACCCTGTCGCAGACGTTGGAAGCGCATGTCGATAGCAGATCATCTACGTTATCTTTGTCATATTTCATTATTTTGCGAAAAATGCCTATGACATCCTTCGGGTCATTAGATTCAAAATCTCTGAAACCTGCATATTCTAGTACATATCTAGGCATATCGCCCTCCTTTGACACAAGATGTAGCAATGAATGCTAAAAAGCGCAAGATTTTTTTTATAAAATTTTTTTTGGAGGTCGTATTTGAAATTGATGGGGGTCGTTTGAGGGGAACACGGTTTAGAAGATTTTGCCGAAAATTTATATAAATTTGGTGGTATGGTGGGGCTATAGCCCCCGTTTTTATTCAGTAAAATCAATAACTTAGAACAATTGTTAGGTCTTATATATTAGCTAACAATTGTTCGATGTTGGTAATAAATTTTAGACAAAAAAATAGACCTCATAAAATTAATTATGAGGTCTATAATTTAACCTTAATTTCTAAAAGGTTTTAAGTTTGATTTATATTGGTTGCTTAATCCAAGTAATAAATTAGTACCGCCATTGCTGGCGAATACAGCACCGCCAGAGCCATTATTTACTTGTAATGGTATCTCATAACCATTTAAATCATAACGTCCTTGAGAAGAGCTGTATGAGTGATTATAGTGTTGTTGGTTGTGAGTTATTAAAATATCTCTACCAAATTGATTTATTAAGGTTGGTCTAATTTGCTCACTTATCATAGACCGTACTCTTTGAGCCGTTTGTATACCGCTAGCATCCATAATTTCTTGCGTGGTTGCACCGCCAACACGTCTCATTAATGAGTATGCTATTGACTGCCTAGTCCTTGAAGACCTACCAATATAACTTGGCGTATCTTGTAAAGCTTGTACTTGACTATGACGGTTAATAATTGAGTGTTTTTGCATATTAGATAAAAAGATCATCCAAGACCAAATCTTATCAATCTCTAAGGTACCACCATGCGACCTAAACTCTACAGTTTCATAGTCATCCCAATGATTAAGGTTTATTGCTGAGAATTTACCACCAACTGAAATAACACGTTTTAACTTGTTCCATGTAGATTCAGTATTTTTTATTACGTTTGGTGCCAATGGTTTTTTGCAGAAATAACCGTTTTTTTGTCCTGCACGTCTCATAGCATCAACAGCATAACCACCGTCATCAATTCTAGACGGCGCTAAGAATGAATTAAATTGAATAATATTTTTGCTCACTCTATATCCTAAATCTTTTACAATCTCTAAAGGTATTGCATCACCAAAATAATCAGTACCATTGCGACTAGGTAAAGCACGTCCATGCAAACTAGTATATTCAATTGATTTATCATGAAAATCATTTGGATCAATTGTTATTGGACGTCTAGATAAGTGAACGTGTATTGAGGTCGTCCAATTGACGGTAGCGCCATAATCGTTCAATTGTTCGAGAACAGATTTTAAATAATTATATGATTTTTGAGAATTACTTAAAATTGGCAACCTTGCCTCACCGTCTACACGTGAACCGTCGTAAACATACTCAAGACCTTTTATTTTATTTGAACCTAAAGAATTATTGTAACGGTTCATCTCAGTATAAGACCTAGAATTAAATTCGGGTTCTACACCAAAAACGAAATTTTGATTATCAAATATATTTTTATTTGTGTTAATTGTATCAAACATTTTATTTTATCCTTTGTTAGTTATTGTTTGGTTTTTAGACGTAATTAGCCGCCTAAGTCTTAAATGGTAAGTATAGTAATGATTACAAGTATACTACCAAAATTAATTTGCTAAGTCCTTGTTTTTATTGAAGAACTTTTTTTGCCTTACCTCTTGACAATATTATTTAACAAGTTAATTAAATTTTCATTAGGAGGATATAGGGGGGGGAGGATCTAGAAAATGATTTGAGCGAAGGGCGAAATCCCCGATCCCCGATCAGTGTCCTGCCCGATCCGAACAATTGTACGATTGCCTTCCAGAAAAAACCCAGATCCTGCTGGGCTTTTTCACGGGTTAGTTATCGAACAATTTACCTCCATGACCTGCCTCCACGCCTTGTTTGGATAACTCTGCCTGACTCTTTCTCGTAATCAAAGGCTTCAACAACTGCATTTAGAAGTTGTTCGGTATCTAGCTGGAAGTCTGCGTACCCCTGCTTGATTGCATCAAAGTATCTTTTGTTCGGAACAGCCTGACCTGCGTAGTTCATTATATAAACCATACCCTGAGTCATGCCCATGTACGAGAGATCAACATATTCTTTCCTGTAAAGATTTGGATAACCCTCAAAGATGTCCAGGTTCTTTTCATCTTGTTCGGATATTTTCCACAACCCCACAGGCACGCTGTCTTTCTCTGACGGAACGATACTCGCTACGTTATTGAATATTAATTTATACCCCAGTAAGTTTGTACTACCTACTGGAACTGCATCAGGCGATCTAGTCGCCATGTTTCTTTTGTTCAGGTTTGCACCATAAGCTATGTATATTGCCATTTGTATCTCCTTTGGCTGATTAATATATATATTATATAGTAATGATTGCATATGTCAACAGCTAAAATAATAAAAAACCAACTGCTGTGTTATTAATGGCAGTAGTGTAGTTATCTCCTGCTTCTTGGCTGCGCACAGAAAGAAACCGAACAATTGTTCATATTCGAAGCTGCAGCAGGAGGAAGGAGGGGGGGGGTGGACAATTGTTCGAGCTGGACGCAAAAAAACAGGAGCCGAAGCTCCCGTTTCCCGATCCGATTCCGAACAATTTACCTTTCGGTTATATTTGTTATTTCTGCATTTGTTAATTTAATGCCGAAATCCTCCCAAAATTGATCTTTTACTTTTTGTATATATTGTTCTTTATTCTTAGCCTCGTGGTTATTCCCACCAAACCAAATATTTATTTCACTAGTATATTCTTTCATCTTATACCTCCCCGAAGCGAATCGCTTCTTGTTTTAATATGTTCGGTATCTTAATAAATTTTACTGGCTGGTCACTAGGAAATCTTTTTTCTTCTAATAACTTTTCTTTGACCAGTTCTCTAAGTGCCTCATATTTGTACTGGTCGCCATAGCCAAACTGGAAAGGTAGCTTTGTTTTACTACCATCTTCTACGCTTTCAATCTGTGCAGAGAAGTAACTATTTCCGTTGACTTTATCTCTCCACTCTTTGGCTATTACTATATATTTATACATTTGTTTCTCCATTGGTTTTGTTTAATTAATATTAATATAGTGTAATGATTGCAACATGTCAACCCTTAAATAAAACTTTTTCAACTATTACATCATCATAACCTTTGGCTATCCATTCATCTGCATGTTTTTTTGCTCGTACATAGTCTTTGTAGTAATCATCTGTACCACCAACCCAAACTATCCATCTCCAACCTTGTTTATATTCTTCTGTCATTTTAACCTCCTGCTGTTAATCCCGAACAATTGTGCGCCTGGCTGTACCTGCTGCGGGGGGTCTTGCAGCTCGAACAATTGTTCGCTTCGCTGCCAGAAAAAACGGGGAAGCTAATCCCCGATCTTTCCGAACAATTAAGCTATTACTAAATTGTTCGTTGATTTTCCCGTATCGTGAAGCCTGTGCTGCCATTCAATAACTTCGTCATTAACCAGCGTTACAGCTCTTTCATTATGTCCACCGACATTCCACATACTTATCTCACTGACTCTCTTTCCTTCTGCTCCTAAGTAATTAAGTCCGTTCTTATAATTATATATGGTCGCCTTTGTGCCATCTTCAAAAGTTATTCTCCACTCAGCATCTACTTTGTTG